TCAGCTTGCTTCAACTTCATCTGAACCATAGGCGGTATTTCAGAATGTTCGTCAATCTGGGCTAATGGGTTCAAGGCTGCCAAGCGGTCTGCGATTACGTCAGCGCCAGGCCAATCCATGTTCCTAAACACCAAATCGCCAGCAGTTTTCATTAGGTTAGGGTCTGCTGCCAACAAAGGAAGCATTGAATCCACGGCTTCTTGGCGCTTGCTGTTGTAGCCAGGGCCTGTGTCCATCACCACATCATATTGACCGACAGTCATGTCGTTTAGCACCCGACCCGTAGCGTCACGCTGATTTACTGTAAGTAATTCTGGCTTGCCATCATCACCAATAATCCGCATTACGCGCTCTGTGTCATAGATTTTAGGAATTAGGTCTAAGCAGATAGTCCCAATATGGGCGATAGAACGGGTTAGGTTGTCGTAATAGTCGTAGTTTGTCAGGTCAACTTGCTGTTGCTGACCATTCAAAGCCTTACCTGAGATATTGCCTTGTTTAATCTGACTAGGGTCAAAGATGCCCATAATTGACTTGATGTCATCATCTACGCCAGCAGCCGCAGCCATGATGCCCGCCTGTGGTGGTTCTGGCTGTAAACGCTGTGGGACTGGTGCAGCACGACCTTCAATGTCGGTTTGTTTGTATCTCAACAACGGGAATGACTTGATATTGGCGTTTGCCCAATCGTTCTCATGCCCTTCGTCTTGCCCTTCTGCCATCAGCCATTTAGCCTTGGGTGCTAGAGCAACACCCTCGGTAATCGAGGTTTGCCAGAAGTTGTACATACGCTGTGGGTCTTTGGCGTAGCGAATCATGCCAAACTTGTAACGCTTGTCACCCACCACTAAATGCCGACCATATACAGGCACGATTGGCAGATATTTACCCGCCCAAGTGCCTTCTTCAATAATCTCGTTCGCTGTTAGCTTGCAGTATTTAATGGTTTTCTTGAACGAATCGCGCTTGTCCACCACAGTAATGCCAGCCATTTCTAGGCGTTTGAAGAAGTCTTTATCTTCGGCAAATGTAGAAGAACCATCGCTTAATTGGTACAGCGTAGCCTTTTCTCGTACTGTGTAGAAGTATTCGGCTATGCGTATATCTTCTTTTGTAATCCATTCTGACTGGCTGTCACCCGTACCGCGTTGGGTAAAAGATGTGCCGTTGCCATCGTCTGCGTCTGGATATAGCTTTGCAAATGCCTTCTTAGCCATCATTGTGGTAATCAAGCATCTATCAGCGTCAGAGCCATCAGGCGCTACCGAATTAGGGTCATAGTAGACAGTAAACGGGTTATCTATCGGGTCGATGAAGATTTCTTGGTCGAATGAATCTTCACTTACATAGTCAGTTCTTACACGGATATAGCCCCAACCCATGCGTACAGCGTACTCAAAAGCGTTGTCATAAGCATGGTCAGCGTTTGATTTAACTTCAATGTGCCGAATAACGCCTTGCACTATTTCTGCTTCCACCATGTCTTGGTGCGTGTTTGTAGCGTGAACTTTAATGCGTGGGCGCTGTTGGCGTTGCTGATTACAGACCTGTCGGCAATAATTATCGACCTTATTTACTGTGATAACTGGTCTGGATTCTAGGTTGCGACTATTCTGCAACTCGACAGGCCATTGGTCTCCACCACCAAACTTTAGGTCTTCCAAAGCGTTCTGGCGGTTCATCGTGTCAGCTTCGTTAGCCAACTTCAGAAACTCTATTGCCTCTTGAATCCGTGGGTCGTAATCATCTGCCATATATATCCTATGTCAAGTATGCCGATTGTAGATTAACTCATCCAACTATGCGCTGTGCCATATTGCTGTGACTGTCTAGGCGCTCTGCGTTGCTTGGGTTCGTTAATCATTAAGCCAATATATCTAAAGGCATCTGCCCCGTGGGAATATTGGTCGTGAACTGGCGTTTTGCTGAATTGTTTGGTTTCTGGGTCTACATCGTAACGATAGTGCCTCAAGCATTGCAACCCGTCATGGCAGTTATCCCTGTCAAACCAGCAGTTTCTAAATATGGTTCTAGCTGCGTTAATGCTGTCCATGATTGGCGTTCTGGGGATTATCTTTGTCTTATAACCAGCAGCCTTGACAATTTCCTCAATGCTTCTGCCGTTGCCAGCCAAGGTTTTATTCTCTGCGTCATGCGGTAGCCACAGCGTATCGTAGACATAGCCGTAGGTTTGCATCTTAGCCAAGTAATCGCTCATGGTTGTCTGATTGCCCTCTGTATAGCGGATTAGGCGCGTTTCCATGCCCACAAACTGCAAAAACCATATAGCCGTAGCGTCTGACCATCCCAAGTCGAATATTGCGTGTACTGGCTTTGTAGCGTCATAGTTCACCCTAGTAATGCGTTCGTCTAACTCTGCCATCTGTATCTCTTTGGCAAACACAGCGCCATCTACTGTTTGTCGGCATAAACCTTCCCAAACTACGTTGTACGCCTGTGGGTCACGGTACTTTAGAGAATCTTTCTCGTCTTTCAGCGTATCGGGAAACCACGGGTTGTCTGACCAGTTAACCTTTTGCACTAGCGCGTTGGGTGGCTTGTTTAGTACAAAGCGCTGATATGTTTCGTCTGTTTCTAGCTCTGGGTTAAACGTAATCCATATTTCTGAGTCTTGCTTACGCACAGTAGGAATAAGCACATCCCAAGACATTCGGCTAACAGTTTGCGCTTCTTCTACCCAACAAATGTCCATGCCTTCATAGGATTTGACGTTAGCCACATTGTTCTTTAAGCCTACAAAACTGAATTCTGAGCCGTTTCTGCCCCTAATGCTGTTCTGCGTTATTTCGTAGAACCCTAGCAAGCCCAAAGCAATAATTTGGTCTGACAATAGTTTGTGAACTGAATCGCGCATCGAGGTCATAAACTCACGGGCGCACAGTACACGGGTTGTATTCTTGGCTGCCAAGATAAGCAAAGCCCTCGCTACACCCCAAGACTTAGCGCCACCTCTACCGCCATACAGCACTTTATATCGGCTTTTCTCAAACAAGCATTGCAGCTTGAGTGGGAACTCTGCTTTTGCTAGTGCCTGGCTGACTTCATTCATTTGGCTTTACAAACACCACTTGGATGCCGTTCAGCGCCTCGCCATCTGCGCCTGTTACTTCTTGCTTGATAGTCTCAGACCAGCGCATCTGCGTCTTTGTCCACCAGATTAGGCTAGTTGTATCACCGCCAACAGCTTTTGAGAACAGCGTCTTGGCTATCTGCCCGTTGGCTTTAGCCTTGCCCGTGTCTAGTTCTGTGCGGTAATACTTGCGTAGGGTTTTATCGTCTATGCCCACCAATATGGCTATTTGCTCATGGGGCAAGCCTAACCCGCTGGTGCTTTCGACCATTCTGCGGGTTTCATCGGTTGGCTTATGCGCCTCTTGTGGAATTACTGGCATCTTTTATATAGGGGAACTCGTTATTATTTAAGCATTTTCGGTTATTTCTGTCAACAATACGGCTTTCTTGCCTGTGAAGTCTTCCCACCGCTTTACTATTACATCGCAATATTTTGGGTCTAATTCCATTAATCTAGCTTTTCTATTGTGCTTTTCACACGCAATCATTGTTGTCCCTGTTCCACCGAAACAATCTGCAATAATTGCCTTTTTTTGCGTAAAGTTAGTAATTGCCCACTCAGGAAAATCAATTGGAAATGTAGCTGCATGAACTTTTGAAAATTCATTATTTCGGTTTGGCTTACCTTCATAGACATTTTTTACTGTGCCTCTGAAATCTGAAACAGGAATTGCTCTACTTGGATTTTCTGTTTGTGCCAAAAAAATAATGTATTCAAAACAAGAATTCATTACATTTGCCGCCATAGCTGGAGCGCCATGTCCTTTGTTCCATATCGCCATATCTATATAATGATTTTTATATTTATGCAGATATTCAAGAAATGCCACTTTATTTCCAGCCAATTGCTGAATGTTTATGGCCATACATTTTGTGTTCCACATCCAAGCATTAGTAAATCCACAAAGAAAATCTAAATAATCGCCTTGTGTTTTGTCATCTCTATATGTCGCATATTTGTTATCTGTAGTATGCGTATTACCAGATAAAGATTCTGATTTTCCTGCATTGTAAGGTGGAGAAGTAAACATAAAGTCTGCTTCTTCACCATCTAAAAGCATTTCAACAGCATCCACGCTAGTGCTGTCCCCACACATCAGGCGATGGTTGCCCAACTGGTAAATGTCACCCAATCTGGTCTTGGGTTCTTCTGGCACATCTGGGACTGCATCCTCATCGGTCAGCCCTTCCACCACTTCTGGCTCTAGCAAGGCGGCTATTTCTTTTGGGTCAAAGCCTAATATGTCCAACGCAAAGCCGTCTGCCAAAAGGTCGTTTAACTCTATGGTCAGCATTTCGTTGTCCCACCCAGCATTGAGTGCCAGGCGGTTGTCGGCAATGATGTATGCCTTCCTTTGGGTTTCTGTTAGGTCTTTAAGTTCTATGGTGGGAACTTCCTTGTGCCCTAACTTACGGGCGGCCATAAGCCTGCCATGCCCTGCAATGATGCCGTTTTCACCGTCTATCAGTATTGGGTTAGTCCAGCCAAATTCCTTAATGCTTGCCGCTATCTGCGCCACTTGTTCATCAGAATGGGTGCGGCTGTTGTTTACATAAGGGATTAGTTCTGTAACTTTCTTTTGGGTGATTTTCACTTTTTAGCAGTTCCAGTTCTTTAGTGATGCCTTTGCGCGTTCAGCAGGGCCTTTGGCGTTCTTTACTACGCCTTCCATGCGGGCGCAAAATGATGCTTTACGCCCTTTATCCTTCTCCGTCTTAGGATTTGGCGCTGGTGGCTTTAGATTACTACCATTCTTGGCGTTGTACTCAGCACGACCTTTAGCCGTCATGCCAGCGCCTTTGTCCGTTGGGTTGTAGGTCTTGCCCTTACCCGTGGTTTTGTGTTCAATAGGTTTATCGTGCTTTTTCATTGCTTTTTAACCTTTTTAATCACTTTTTAGACTTTTTAGACTTTTCAGCCTCACGCTTGACAGAATACGCTATTGCCACAGCTTGAGCCTTAGGCTTACCAGCCTTTAACTCAGCCTTTAGGTTAGCTTCAAACGCTTTGGGTGTCGCTGACTTCTTGAGTGGCATCAGATTTCTCCAGTTCGGATAGTGTCCATTGGCATTGTTGCAAAGCACCATTTATTTGGTGGATTTGCTGTTCAAGTTCCTTGCCTTTGCTGATTAGGTCTTGAATTCTCAGGTTGATTAGGTCTTTGTTCATGCTTCTTCCAATACTGCTGCTATATCTTGCCATGACATCTTTAAGTGACGCTCACCATCTAAGTTTAATTCCTCAAACTTCAAGTATTCGTCTTTGTATTCTTTAGCCAATGTGCCAAATAGCACCCTGTCACCAATAGCAACGCCTTGGGCTAAGGCATCCTCACCAGCAGCTATGACTGTGCCGATTGATTCAGCTTCCTGCATAAGTGATAAATCTATGTTTGACTTTAGACGCGGTTCTGGCTTGACAATGATTTTGTCTCTCAGGGGCTTGATATTCATTCTGCCACCTCTTTAGCCTTGGGCGGTCTACCCATACGTTTCTTCTCAGGCAAAAAACCCCCCGCGTTAACGGGGGCAATCTTTGCAACTGCTTTGCCAGAATACTCTCCGCACCACTCCTGTGGGCTGCGGTTTTGATACAAAGGAAATCTACGACACAACCCCAAAATGGAATTTGTATCTAGGTAATGCCGACAGTCCCTACAATGCTCAGTAGCCATATCAACTCCTTTTTGATGTGGTTAGAAGCCCCGTTAGACCCGACTGTCTAATGGGGTTTCGCTTTAACGATAGTTTTCGCGCTTATGCGAATAACAGATTCCAGCAGTACGACCAGTATTGAACTCGCCTTCCATGCCAGCAGTCTTGTCTTCTTTGCCCATAGCCACGCCACCTACGATTTTGCCCATGCGCTCACCAGACATATCGCTAGATGATGCACCTTTGGGTGGGGTTGCGCCTGTAGTACTTTTCATACCTTTGTTTGAATCCATTTTTCCCATGATATTTCCTTGCAAGGTTAATCGACATTGTACAATGCCGTATCCATTATAGGAGTTTTTTCGATGCCTACAAATTTTAAGCTAACCCGTGAAAAAGCAGAACACCAAACACCCAAGCATTATGTTGTCCAGCGTGAATTCAAAGCGGAACAGCGCAAAGTTGACTCTATTGCAAAAGAACTTAAAACGCATGAAAAAACCAGTATGAATAAGGCTCATCCCAAAAAGTAGTTGATAGCCGTTCTCATAAAGCAGAGTTTTGCATCCGCACAACACGAATTAGTTTAAATACAAAAGGCGCTAACCCTTTTTACGGCTACCAACGCCTTTATTTTATCCATAAACCCTGTTTTTTTAGTTCGATTAGGGTTTTCATATAAGCGTTGTCCCACATGGTCTGGCGTTCCTCTTTTGTCAGACACATACCTTGGTCTAACTGCGCGTGACATGGGTAGCACAAAGCTGCTGTGTACTCGTCAGAAGCCTTAATTCCTCTGCCTTTGCCGTGTTTAGCCCAATTACTGTGCGCTGCTTGCGTCTGCCCTTCCATTCCACAATGCTGACAAGCCAGACTAGCCACATTCTTTAAATGGCTTTTGCTTCTGTAATAGTTAAACTTCGGAATAGGTAATGCCATGCTCTGCGCCCCATGCGTGTAGCCATTCCACAAATTCTGACGCTTGTTCCTTGGTGAACTTGCGTGTTTGCATACCTAGTTGCACAATCCCATCGCCCGAAAGGTTAGGGATTACTACGCTTGTTTTGATGCCACTATCCTTGCAAAACTGGTCTACCAATAAGCGTTTCCAACTCTCAGCATCCCATTTAGACCCCATGTGGCTGGCTTGCGCTGCTACCTCACCAATCATGGCGTGGTATTTTTCCTCTTGGACACGGCTTTTGTTTGCGTCTTTAATTTCTAGCGTTAGTTTTTTGCCAGCAGCTAACGCCTCTTTGACTTTAGGCCACACGCTTGCCATTAAAGCCGTGGCGTTATCTTTGGTTAGCTCTACTCGCACTCTTGCACCATTACATTTGCGCCAGCATCTTCGGCATACACCTTTTTGATGTGCGCTTCTACGATTTGTGAGTCGTTGGCATAGACAATTCCTTGCATGGCATCGGTAATACTTTTGTAAACATTATCTATGTCCACTTTTTTGGGAAACTCCAAACCCGCTAAACAGGCTTCCTTGCGTTTTTTTGAGTATGACACTGGTATGGTATATCTGAGGTATAAAAACACGGTTAAAGCCCCTTGTAATGGCTCTGATGCGCCTATTGCTTGTCGGGCTTTCATCGCTACGTGGGTTTCGTAGTCGATTGTCTTGGCATCGGTATATGTTTGGACAAACTGTCCGCGTCTAGCAAATCTTGGTCTGCCCTTTGGAACGGGGTCTCCGTCAATTGTGAATGTCACTACTAGGCTCATAAAAATGATTCCTGCAAAGGTTTGTTTTCCCATTTAAGGGG